GGTAGCGCCGCCTGTGCCTTGGCGGCCGTCTTGGCATAGGTATCCAGTTCCTTGCTGCTCCCCATGAGCGCTTTGACCTGATCCAGTTGCGCATCAGTGAGTTGAATGCCCATCCGCCGCAGCGCCGTCACGCCGTTGACCGGGTCGTTGAGCGCTTTGCCGAGCTGGATCGCCGACTGGCTGGCATCGCCGCCAAACTTCTGCGCCATGTCCAGGATGGCCTTGGTGGCGCCAGGAAATACATCTTTGCCGATGCTTGTAAATGTTGCCAGCATGTTCTCGCCGCTCAGAATCTGATCGTCAGAGAACTTGGTAGTGAGTTGCAGGCCATTGGCCAGGCCAAGCATCTGCTCGCGCGTGACGCCTGCAATGCCGCCGGTGGCCTTTAGAATCTGATCCATCTCGGCGACTTTGTCCTGCATCTGAGACGCTTCAGTCACAGACGCGACAATCCCGGCAGTCAACGCGCCGATCCCGGCCACGCCCACGCCGATGGCGACTTTAGCCATGCCGCTGATGGCATTCGCGACGCCTTCGCCAAAGGAGACGCCGTCGCCCTTGGCTTCCGCCAGTTTCTTTTTGAAGTCGCTGATCTCAGCCGTCAGATTGACTACCAGTGTCCCGATGTCAGCCATATGTAATCACTCCCAGTCCGGCCTCTGCCATCATGTGCGCCATTGCCACCATGTGATCCACGCTCTGTCTTGACTCCTTGATCCCGCTTGCGCCAAAGTGCAACATGAATTGATCCACCGTATAGGGTTGGCGCTGCTTATCCGGGTCGCGATTGACGTTGGCGATAAGCGCGCACAGCATGGCCATGCGCAGATCGGCGCGCGTCTCGAACCATGGTTCGTTCTGAGCATACTCAACCCACTCGTAAAACTGCGTTGACGTAATGCCTTCCAGCATCCCATCTACGTCAACGTGTCCGGTCTTGATCGCCAGGTCTAAGGCAAACTTGCGGATGGGACGCTCTCTGAGTTTTTTGGCGTTAGTCCTGCTTTGACTGAATCAACGCCGGTGCGGGTCAACTCCAGCGCCACAGTCATGAGCCGCTTTAGCAACACCACGCTGTGCGTCATCAGCATGTCCGTGTCTGCTGCGGTGAACAGTTGGGCGCCCTCATCGTCGACGCACACCATCACCAGGATGTCCGCCATGTAGCGGATGTTGTCGGCGATCTTCTCGCCTACCTCGGCGGACATGGCCGCGAATTTCTCCATCTCCAGCGCGTTCATCTCACGGACGATGACTGATGCCCCCGCGCCCAGCTCGGGCGTGGGGACTTCCTGAAACTTCAACGAGCGCGCTTTGATGAACGCGTCACGAGTTAACGCCATACAACTCCTTAGCCGGCCATGCCAGGCGCGCCGGTAATCTTGAGCTTGAACGTCGCGCTGAGCGACTTATCGTGCGGCGCCTTCATGCTGAACCCGACCACCAATGCCGTAAATGTCCAGGTAGTTGCGCCGACGTCGGGAAACAACATCTGGAAGTTGCGCTTGACGAACGACTTCATGTCTGCGAGCAACCCGGCGCTTTGCGATTGCGTTGCGTTCGTCGGGATGAAACTCACGTCCAGTGTGATCTCCCCGGCGTCCAGACACGTGCCGATAAACTCCTTCCAACGACCGGTGGACTGCATGTGGGTCACGTCATCCGTGTCCATCTTCAAGTCCATGCCGTTGATCGCGTCTACCTCGGCCACTGCCGTAAACGCCTCCGATCCGCCATTGCCATCGCCGCGCTTGATCAGCGTGCCGTAGGCTGCTATTGCGTTTGATGCTGCCACTTATCCTCCTATCAGGTCAACGGTTGACTCAGGTCAACGGAATGACGGCGAACTTCACCGCCGCGTTGGACGCGTCGAAATAGATGTTGCCGTCCGCCTGTTTCCATCCCGCCGTCGCGAACGGGCCGTAGATGCGGTGTTCACCGGCAGCGATTGCTTCAGCCGTAATATTCCCCAACCGCCCAAACGGGTCGGCGAACGATGTCACCGTGACAGTGTACGGGCTTGCGCCTGAGTTCCACGCCATCACCAGGTCGTTTCCGGTAGCCACAAACGCGCTGTGGTTGGAAATATCTTCCGCTGTGAACGTCACGGATACGCCGGCTGCCGCATTGCTGCCGCCGGGCACAGTCTTTGCTAACGTCTGTCTTGCCATGTCAATTACTCCTAATTTTCGTGATGCCAGATGATGGCATCCATCTGTCGCCAGTATGTTCGCGGCGACTCATCCCAATCCTCGGTTTCGTTTTCGATGAATATCGCGTCCACTCGCACACCGGCCCCGCCGCCCATCACGCCCTTATAGCCGCTGAGCGATGCCCGTAGCGCGTTGGCGAGCGCTTGTGCGGTCGCGTACAGCGTGGCCTTCACGGTGAACTCGAAACGCGGCCATGCCAGCCCGGACGGGCCACTCATCGAATACAGTCGTGGGGTGCTGATGCGCTGGTACGCGATTGCCGGCAGCGCCGCGTCTTCGGGGATGACATCCGGGAACACTCGCGTGCCCACAGACGCCCCGATGGTCGCGTCGCTCACCAGCTGACTGTAAATCGCGTCTTCCAGGTTCACAGCCCCATCACCTGCTTGTATTTCTTGACCGCTGCTTCGGTCGCTGCGTCTTTATGCTCATCGATGGCAGGACGCAGGAACGGTTTCGCTTTCATGCCAGGATGCGACACGCCACGGATGAGCACCATGCCGTGATCGCCCTTGAACACGAGCGCGCCTTTCTTTTTGGCTACGATGCCATGACCTTTCGCGCTGGTTTCCCAGAACTTGAGATACCAGTGCTTCTTGTCCGGCCCAATGGCAACAGTGACATGCGTGGCCTCCATCTCAGTCACCTCTCTGACGATGTGCGGGCTGGGCGCCTTTGCATTAGCTGCGTTCTTCAGCACGTCTCCCGCCGCCTCAGCAGCATCGCGCATCGCGCCGACCACACGCGCCACGGTGTTGTCGAACTCGATACCCAGTTCCGCCAATCCCTTAACGTCCGCGTTCATGCTGTCCATAGTTGCTCCCGGCACATGAGATGAATCTCACGCATGCGCTCCTGTATCTCGATCACGGTGTCTATTTCATACATGCGCTGACCCCAGTACACCCGCATGGCCGGCGTCAGTCCCGCCATGTAGCGGATGCGAATGCGCGTGCTGATTTCCGCCTGTTCCTGGCGCATCGTGATGAACTCGCGACCCGATAGCGGCTCAACCGCTGCCCAGACCGTCGCAACGACCAACCAGGCGATGGCTTCAGCGCCGCTTGCTTCACGTGTGACGCTCTTTTGCTTGATCGTCACCCGGTTGCGCAGATCGCCCGCGTTCATGCTAAAGCACCCATGGTCAGTACGTCCTCGCGCTGTACAGCTCCAGGAGAGCATCCGCGCCGAATTGTGGCGGCATGCTGTGCTGTCGCAGCGCCCCGCCCTCTTCACGGTTCTCGTACCAGTGCCCGATCAACAACAGCATCGCCGTCCTGATCGGCTGAGGCACGCTGGCAGCGTCCGCCCAGCCCGCTACGTAGCGGATGCGCACCGCCGCATTCGGCCACAACTCATCACTCGGCCAGTTCGCGCCACGCTGTACCGTGATCTTGCCCGGTTCAGAGTCCGTATCCACCGCGTAGGTAGATGGATCGAGCGTCTTCACCGTGCCGTCGCTGGTCTTGTAGGTGATGTACGTCACCGACTGCAAAGGCGGATTGGGGAGTTTGATCTCGCCCCGGCGAGGATAGGCGTCTATCGCCAGATTCCACGCGTTCGGGCCGTTGATCGCTGCCAACGTCAGTTCGCGCCGGGTTGCCAACGGCCATGAATCCAGCACCAGTTCCCAGGTCTGGGTGATGAACGCGCGCCAGATGCGTTGTTCGCACATCATGCGCGCGCCCACAATCAGCCCGGTCAGCAGCGCATCGTCATCCGGCACCGAGACGCGGCATTGCAGCCTCGCCTCGGTCAGGCTGACCGGCTCTACAGACGGCGGAGTGATGAGTTTGGAGGCCATGTTATTGCTGACTGTTTTTCATCGCACACCGGACGCTCGCGGTTACCGCGTTGGTGTTGGCGACTGCCATAATCACGCGCACGAAGTGCCCGTACAGCGTGGTGCGGGTAAAGTTCGCCCCGGCAGCAGCGGTGTTCGTGCCTGCCACCTGAAGGGTGTTCGTTACCCAGTTGACGCCGTCCGCACTATGGAACAATGTCGGCGTGGTCGCAGCGCCTGCGGCTGAAGTCGGGTCATAGGCGAAATACAAGTCACACGTGCCAAAGTAACGCGTGTCCTGTAGCGTGCCGGTCTGAGTCGTGGTATATCCCAGCCCGTTAAACAGCAACAGGCCGGTAGTCCCGTTAATCGTCTCTGCGCTTGTCGGCTTTGGAGCGCCGACGCCGAACGCCATCGCCACGACGATAGCCAGCGCTGTCGCCAGCGCGCATATCCCACCGATCACTCCGAATCGACCTATCTTGATCGTCATTTCTGTTTCCTCACTTTTTTGTCCGCCGTTTCGGGCGGCGCAATCACTTCCATCTCAGGCTTGGGCGTGACGGCTGTCTCATCCGGCTGGATCGCCGCTGTCTCAGGCGTTTCCGCAGCAGCAAGCACGCCGACGGTGTCGTCGATCGCTATCGCGCGGTTTGCCGCAATCAGCCTCAAGCCGAGATCCAGCTCTACATCGAACACATCACCTGGGTCAGCCGGAACCCCTTGGACCCGGGTAGAGTTGGTAATCTGTACTTTCATAGTTTGCCTTGGCCGGGTATTGGCCCGGCCAAACTCAATAGAACTCAGGCGATCATGTCCACGCACGCAGCGAACGAACCGGCGTGGCGCACGTTGAAGTCCACATCCTGCAACGCCACGACGCGCACAGTGCCCGCGTTGCTGCCGGTGTAGGGATCGACCATCAGATCGATAGTGCCCCACATGGCAATCACTGCGTCCTGCCAGTTGCCGAAGATCGTCGCGCTCAGCGTCGCGCCGGACGCGCCCTTGACGAACGTGGCCGGCACCTGGTTGGTGATGAACGCGTTGTAGCCGTTCACCTCGTTGGAGCCGGCCTCCCAGACCATCGGAAGGTTTGTGCCCTTCTGAGTGACCTTCAACTTACCGCGCACCTTGGGGTTGGTCACATAGGCCAGCGCGCCCAGATCGGCGTTGGCAATCGCGACTGCGGATTCCAGGTTGACGACATCCGCCAACAGTGGAGCAGCGCCGTTCGGGTTGGTTCCGATCACGGTCGCGCCGCCTGCATATACCGCGCCGATGC